ACCGATGAGTTTTCTAGAGATAAATAATGCGTGACACAGTTTATTTTACACTACCTATTCATGCTGCAAAGAATCCTGATTCAGATTATCCCTATTGTATGGTACGTCAAATAAAAGAAACGGTCTCATACTTTAGGATGAAAGGAATAATTTCAGAAAATAAAATCGTTCATGCGATTATTGCTTTCCCTAATCTTATGGAAGGATTTAATTCATGGGTATTCCCTATTAAGCATGATGGCATTGAGGAATCTATCTTAGATATCAGAATCAATGATAAAATAATCATACGAGCTACAAACCATGCTCAAATAGTAGATGATACAAACATACTTTTACTTTCATAAAGTAAAGCCGGAGAAATCCGGCTTTATCCTATTTCTTTTTCCTACGATTAGCCAATTCCTTACCACTGATTCTATTCACCTTCTGACCACCATATACTGCGCGTAATTTATCCCGTTGCATCATCAGCAGATTCCGATAAGGGATAATCTCAAACACTTCTGTATAACTCAGATGCAGCGTGTCAATCAAATGGGCTATCTGCCCGAAGAACGTTGTGTTTCCTACTGTTTCGGTCTTGCTGCCAGCATCGACACGTTCCTCATCGAGCTGACACACTGAAAAGCCGAAATATCCATCATAGAGAAACAGACTTCCAAGGCATCTTTGACTTCTTCAAAAGTGCCGTTCTCCAATTCTTTGACCAAACTATCATTCCCGCAGATAAAGCATGAAATACCTTTCAGCATATCTTCAGTAGCTTCAGGAAGCTCTTTAATAGCTTCCATGACATTATCTCCAGTCATGCCGATATTGGAAAAATGATGAATGGCACGACAGATAATTTTAATTGTAGGAGGTTTAATGGTATAAACCATCCCTCCTATCTCCACATTCATGAAATCCAGCCCTAACAAAGCATCAGAAACCGTTTTTGCTGCTTGATTCATATTCTTAAACTAAAAGGGGGAATGGTATATATCCATCCCCCGGTTATCACTCTTGTGCTTTTACCAATGTTATCTCTTTTTTAAGAGTGGTATCAACTTCAGAAGGAGTGGTTTTAATATCTCCTGACTGAGTGACGTACCCCACTTTCGACACTTCATAGTGAACGGTAGCCCCAGCATTCACCTGCTTTGACTTGACCGTTGCACCGTCCAGCTTTACGGTCGCATCGGAAGGAGTAGGTACAATGGTTACTGTAGTTCATGCCTGCAAAGCTTTAATCTGCCCTTCTTCATAGTTATACTCAGAAGAAACACCTTCGATTCCCGGTTCCTGCACCAAGCCTTTTACAGCGATTGCAATTGCCTTATCCGTATTGGCTTCACGGGAAACAATACGGCATTTTGGGAAGATGAACCAGACATCATCATCGGTCAGACAGAACAATGCTTTGTTGATAATAACTTTATCCAAAGCACGCTTCCAACCTACATCTTTAGATGTTGCCTGAATAACATCGCCACCCATGAACGCTTTCTTGGTCTTCCAGTCATATTGTCCGATAGAGAAAGCGGGCGATACTTCTCCCGGCACATCATCGTAACGGTAATTCTTTCCCGTTAATTGGTTCTTGTACCCGGTGACAGAGGCTTCCGTTTCCTCAATCTGCCACGTTTCCCCGTGTACATTCAAAACCTCATCTTTCGCTTTGATAGCGGCTTGAATCAAAGTCTTTGCGATTTCGGGGGTAATGTCTGCCGTTACCTTATCAATGTCGGCAAACAAGATTCTTTTTATTCCTACTGCTGAAATCATAATCTTATAGTTTTACATTTATTACTTCAAATAAAATTCTCACATTCACGTAATGGCATTTCAAAGCTGCATCCGCTTCCGCGCCAATTGATTCGATAGAGTAACGATAGGTTGTACCGTCATAGGTGCTTACTACATCATCAAGCAGCTTGCCAGCCTTTCTTTCAAGTTCGTTAAGCCGGATTGTGTTCGCTTCATTCTCGCTTAAATTGGGTACACATAGATTCACTTCTGCGAAAGATTTCTTCCAATACTTTCCCGGCTGTTGTTTCTTCGTGTGGATGACAATCCTTTCGGACTTCAATTCACCCGTCAACGTTTCACCATCAGGCACTATATCTATTCCGAAAGCCTTGCAGTCCCGATAGAGAATGTTTCCTATGTCGGTAGTTACTATCATTCCACAATCTCCCAATCTTCTGCAAATACATCACTGATAGACGGAACCCATGAATCAGCGCGTCCGGTATTCTCGTTGTAGATAAGACACTGGCTTGTATAGTCAATAAATCCCTTACCTTTCAGAATAAGGTCTTTTGCCGATTGGGGAAGCGATTGCATCTTAGGGATGATGTCGCTTTCGATATGAGCTGGCACTTGTTTGAATACCATCAAACCTTTACCGTTCCAACCACTTCTACGAACAGCCCCACCTTGTTTTAACACTTCGATAGCATCACCGAAACAGATAGGAGTTTCTTCCTTGACTTCTCGATATGATTCTTCAAACAGTTTTTTGGGTGACCAACTTTCATAGCCATATTCAGTACGAGTGTGATATCCTAGTTTATAAGACTCATTCTCTTCTATTTCACTTTTTACCAAGCCTTTACTGCAAGCTTCACCCAATGTCATAGGTTCTGCTTCAATCTGTTTTGTTCCAATGTACTTTTTCATTTTTCAAATTCTTCTTTTAATCGTTTCTCCGCATATAAAGCAGCACTACTCAAAACATCATACCCTTTAGATTCTACGAATGATGCGTATTCCGCTTCGTTTTTCAATGTCAAACCGTCTTTATCGACATCGTAATCATTGGACGTTCTCAAAGTGAGTGTATGGTCTTGATAATCCCCATGTTCCTCTGCGTACTTCACGGCTTCATCGCCTACATCAATCATCTTCTTTTCGACCTCCCATTCTCCTTCATCGAAAAAGGAGTCGACATCTGAGAAATCGAAATCTACATCCATAATTCCGAGTAGTTAAAGTAGTTTGTACTCTTCACTGTATAAACTTCGCCTTGACCTCTTACGCTATCACCATCCATGCAACGTACTTCATCACCAGCCTTGACAGTAATTCTCTTCTCGCATACCACATGATAATTCGGACGATACACAGAGCCGTTATCAGATGAAAACTCTTTGGTAGTGTTATCATCACAACGGCATTTGCACACCTCCTGCCAGCTTTCACCACCTGTTCCGGGAATAGGTCTGCCAAACTCATCCTTATCCATTGGGGTGATAACTTTTACCTGCAATATGTGTGGGGCGAATATCATAAGAAAGTCACTTTAGGTTTGTTACCCAGTTCGTCTTTCAAACCGTACCGCTTGCACAGAAATGAATAGTAATCCTTAATGCCTTGAATGTTCCAAGACATAGAAAAACCGCTTTCGCTGATGGAAGTGGCACGAAGCAATAGAGAGGGGATGAACTTCGCAATTGCCACCGACACCCGTGTTTGGCAATCCTCGTTCATCTCACCCCCTCCGCTTATCTTTGCGTTCAGACATATATCGAAAAGGTCAGCCTCCGACAAGTTAACGCCGAAGGTCTGAAACTTCTGTAATATATAATCGTTTACTGTCATGCGTTCATCTCACTCAAATCGAAGTTCACAATCAGGTTCGGGTTCGCAATCTGCGGAATCCATTCGGCTGTGTATTCCAGATAGCGACCATTGCCGTCCTTGTAACCTGAAATCAGCATATCGCCATCTGCCTGAGTGTAATTACGTCCCGGTACACCATCCACAGCTTCATAAGGAGTGTGGAAGCGCATATAACCGATTTTATCCTGCGGAAGCAGGGAAATACGACCATCTGCATAAATGGGGATATTCTTACCTGTTTGGTCTACCACATAATCTTCCTTGATTTCAATAGCCGGAAGTCCGATACCTGTAAAAATGGTAGAAGCCAGTTGCGAGGTGATAAGCCCGGTAGACATATACATTTCATTGCCTGTAAGCTGCATTTTGAACTTATCTCCAAATTCACTTGAACCGATAATATTCTTGATGAATGTGCCACGGCTCATAATCATCTTGGGGAATGTGCCGTAAATAGATTTCAGCTCATTCAGTTTCTGCTGCAAGTAAGTGACGAAATAGTCTTTATCCTCTGTGTCCGGCTTGATAAACTTAAACGGCAAGTCGATGTTCAATAAGTCAATTCCTCCGGCATTGTCGTCCTTGTTCTTCACGCTTGCTGCTCCAGTCATCAACAGAGAGCCTACGATAATGTCCATACGCTTGTGCGGTGCCAGCAATACCTGACGGTAATCGTCATAGATGAAGTCCACGATGTCACGCATGGCTGCTTTCTGGTCTTCCGGTTTGGCGGCATTATACTTATCTATCAAGTCCTGCAAGTCAGACAAACGGTCGATTGAGATTTGATAGCGGTCACCCAAATAGGCAATCTCACCATATCCGGAACCGATATTCCTGCGTTCACGGATAGGCTTTTCGCCATAACGGGAGTTGATGGAACCAGCCATCACGCCAGTAACCTGACCGATGTAGTCTTTAAATACACGAGTAGTAGTCCTACGGAAGCCCAAATACTGCTGCCAATAAATTGTGTCCTTTCTTGTCTTGAGGACACGCTGAATCACTGCATTTACAATGTTCGGGTCATTAAACAATGTATGAATAGTTAGCATCATATATTAGTCCTCCTTTCTTTATTTTGCCATTATACCTGCGTTTTTCAACGCTGTCAATAATCCGTTAAAGTTTTCTACCGACACCGTACCAGATGCATCATTCACTTTGGCTGCCTGCTTTACACATCCAAGAGCAGAAGTCGTAGCTGCTGTTAAAGTATACTTGTTAGTTTGTGCTGCAACCCCATCCAATTTGGCTTTATCTTCCTTGCTCATCAATCCGTCCCGACTGGAAGAAGCCTTAGGAATTGATACAGTGTCTTTTTCTTGTTTGACATCCTGAGCATTAAACTGGAAGTGCGGCATATTCGCCTTGTCAATATCTGCGAAAGGCATTACCAGCTTGGTCGGTTCGATTTCAAACGCACGCATCAAAAGGGAAACCAATACTATGCCATCCTCTACCTGCTTCCTTTCATACAGAGCTGAATTTGCGATAACTTTGGGCGTTGTACCATCTGCGGCTGTCGCTTCGTAAAGAACTGTTCCAGCTTCTAGATTTTCTCCAAAGTCTGCCGCTAACGTCAGCTTATCAAAAGCTTTGTCAGCCTTGTCAATAGCGTTGATTGTCGCTCCATGCGCACCGTTACCCAAGTGCATACCTTTGTAAGCCAAAGAACGTTTCTTGATTTTCAATGTGGTATTGGAGCCTGTCGTAAACTTCTCATATACTTCCACACGGATAGCCACTTGGGATGTTTTCTTCACCAAGTCAGCTGCAATCGGTGTGAATGAGGGCAAGTACGAGCCGACAACGAGGTTGGTTGTGTCCAACTTATACGGACCTCTGCGTCTGCGTCCGGTTTCTACGTCGTAGCGTTCTTCCTGCTCAACTTCCGGTTCAAGATTATACTTAAATCCTGCTGCCATAAAATCACTGTTTTTGTTGTTCTACAATTTCTTTAGTGTCGTCTGCAATCATTTTCGCAAACGCCTGAGTCTCATTCTCCAGTTCTTTTTTTGCTGTATCTGGAGGAACTACACCCTTAAAGCCGTCATTCGCAAACTCCTGCTTCAAGTCCTTGAAGTATGCGTCCAAGTCCTCATCGTCCTTAATGGCGCATCGTTTGGCGTAGTTTTCGGGAATACCATACTCCTTTGCCTTTGCCAAAATCTGCTGGCTACGTGTTGCTTGAGCCTTTTCCGTTTCTAACTGTGTTAGCTTATCAGAAAGGTTCTTGTTGGAGTCAATTAAAGCTTGCGCCCATGCAGGCACATCGTCTTTATTCTCTTCCGTTTTGGTGGTTGTGGTAGTCTCGATTGGCTTACCGTCTTTAAGGTTATGCCTCTTCTCGTAGTTAGTCACTGCCGTTTTTGAAGCATCCCCGGCACGGAAATCACCATAGGAATTAAGCACGTCCGAAAAACTGATACCCTCAACAATGGAGTTTACTTTTGTCTCGTCCGTTACACCCTCTGCCTTTTTGGTGGCAATGCGGGTAAGAATAGCAGTGTCCACCCCAGCGAATTTCTGTTGTAGCCCTGCCAAGATTTGTTCTAAGATTGTCATACCGTATGAATTTGATTTATAAATTTCTACGGTAAATTTCGGCATTAATAAAGCAGATGAGAAATTATCAGATAGACGATATACGACAATGAAGCGATTGTCGTAAAATGATAAAAAAAGGCGTGAAACCAATGGAATCACGCCTTCAAAATTATTACTATTTACTTCTTTACAGCTTTCAGCTTAATCATTTCATTATACCCATAAGGAGTTAAAGTCCAATATACATTTGTATCTTTTATCCCCCTTTTCTTTTCACTTTTAGCTATCAAACCTAATGATGAAAATTGAATTAATATGGTATAAAAATCCTCACTTAGAAGTTCTACAAAAGATTTATAATTAAAACGATAATCACGAAAACATAATTCTCTTAATGCTTGGTTTATGCCAAATTCTGTTGCTTCATTTATCATCATTGGAGCTAAATAAGCAAATAATTTATTCCATGTAGTATTTAACTCTACACTTTGTTCATGCGGAGAAATGAAATGCAAACAAACAGAATCTTCTCCTTGTTTTAACATTTCACTTCCCACTGGAGGAGTTACTTTTATTTCCTCTATTTGCTTAATCAACTCTTCATTTTCTTTCCTAAGAGCCAAAATTTCTTTATTTGCATCTGCACTCGATACTTCATTTGCCTTTACCCATCCTACACGAGGATTGGTTTTGATCAAAGAATTTAAACTTAACACGACTTGAGAAGCTAGTCCGTCAGCGTTATCCCAAAGTTTGCATAGTTTCTTTTTGACTTCAGATTTGAAACTCTCTAATTTCTCTTTGCATTTGGGATTTGATTCGATTTTTATGCCTGGCAATATTCCTGGATTCTTATGTACAAACGAAATCACCGGAACTCCTTGTTCAATTGCATATTCAAACTCTTTTTGCGTATAGCTTTTCCCTGATTCTTCCTCTATTGATCCATAACGTCCAGCAACAATCAAAACATAATAGTCACACTCACGTATAAGACTTTTAATAACCTCCCATTGTGATGAATCCGAAGCATTAAAATACTCCATTCCTACAGGAAAGCAATTCATTTGCAAAAGTGCCTCCATTACTTTTTTTCGCTCTTCCTGTAAGTCCTCATACGTTGAACTAACAAATACTTGATATTTCTTTTCCATAGTAACCTTATCGTAGATTTAGAGTTTACACTCCCAACACTATATTAGCATCAATATTTAGCTTCCGGCTTATCTCACGAGCAACTTTTAAAGTAGGTTCACATTTACCGGATATATAATCACTTAACCGTGATGGGCTGACACCAACCAACTTTGCAAGTGATTTTTGATTAAGCCCCATTTCGTACATACGAAGTTTAAGAACATCCACAAGTGTTGGTTCTCCCAATGCAAAATGTTCTTCGGAATAATCAGCAACCAAATTAGAAAGAAGCTCCAATTCTATGCTATTTGGGTCATTCAAAGGAGTATCATCTTTCACTAATGGAAGAAGTTCCTCTACTCTTTTCACCGCCCATTCATATTGGGCTTGATTTTCTATCTTTGTCATAATCCTAAATATTAGCGCAATCTATTCTATCATATTCTTTATGAGTACCAATAAAGCGAATATACACAAACTGAATAGTGAATTTAATCACTACTACCAAACGATAGTTGTTGCCTTTGATGTTGAAAACATAGTGTTGATTACCTACATTATCAACGCTATTAAACGTTTTCTTAATATCGGCAAAACAGGTCCACTTACTTCTTTTCACAATGGTAGTCCATTCTTGCAAAGCGACCTTTGAATCGGGATGGTTCTCTGCATATTCTTTTAATGCTTGTTCGGTAAATATTCTCATTGGTTACTCAATTATCGTGTGACAAAAATACATATATAATTCTATAATTCAAAATTATATTCTAATATTTACAATTTAAAGAGCAAAAAAATAGCGGCAACTCCAAAGAGTCACCACTAACTATCCTATTTTCCCTATCAAAAAATTATAAATCCCGTAATTTTTCTGACTAAGAGGCGTTTTTCTGTCCCTTATTTCCGATTTGCTCATTCTTTGCCACCTGTTCCTCTTTGATTTCCTTCAGCTCTTCATCAATGCGATCCGCGTTCCCAGCAAACATAATGCCCTCACGTCTTGACCATACACCACCACTAACAGCGGAGACAGCCGTAGTAACCTTATCATTCAAATCATCAATCATATATGGAACCAGTTCTGTTTCTATGTCAATGGTCTGCGATGCCTTGCTAAACTCGGTTGGATTGATAGAGCCTAAAGCGGAAACAATGAAATTTACTCTCCGCTGTAAAAACTCGCCGATAACCTCACCGTGATTTTCTACCGCCATATGTGCACCCATGAACATAAAGCGGAAAGCGGTTCCTGATGCTTTGCCTACCCCCTTCAACGTCTCAAAGGATATTCTTGGAGTGTTTGACATATCATAAGCCATATTAGTGAGTGTTTCTGCTTCAAAACGTACCGTATCCGGAACTTGGTTCCACGTCAGATACTGGGCATCCGCACCTTCACCTGTAAGTTTGACCATTCTATCCTTAACCTTACCCATGAAACCCTCTACATCTCCAATTAGCTTCAGCAGTGGGAAGAAATGGTAGTCTATACAATCAGCATAATTAGATAACAGTTTTTCCAGCCGGACACGGAATGTCTTTATCTTCTTGCAATAAGATTCAGGACGATAAGCATAGAGAACCGGTAGTTTTGGGAATCCATGAGCAAAAGGCGTTCTTTCTTCATACCCTTTAGACAAATCCCATTGATAAACCATTTTGTCCGTGATAGTCATAAAGCAGATGACCTCCGAATCATCCATGAGCTTCTTCTTGTACTCACGTGAGAAAGCAATCATTTTACCTTCGTCGTTAAAAAATGGGTATAGATTATCACCTCTGAATGGAGACCATAACACGCTTTTCAGTTTCTTGGTGGGCTTGACCTTCCCCCCGAAGGTAGTCTTTATTTTCTTCCAGAACTTTGCCCAAAACGAATCATCATCGGTAACATACCAATATTCTGCCGCTTCCTGTTCGGATAACCAAGCACGGACAATCTTCTTGTTCTGATACTTGATTTTATTGGACTTGAATACGGCCTTTACAGCATCAAGCAGCTTCTTTTCGTCATCATCAGTCGGAGTGCAATCTATGGAAGGCTCAGTACCAACAGTGAAAGCAGTTTGAATGTTCACTATATCTTGTTCCAATGGAATGGAAATACGGTTCACCGGTTCAGTCTTATACTTTGCTTCGATTTCATAAGTCTTACCAGTTTTTTCATCGAAGTGTTTCTCTGCTTCTTTTTCAAGAACCTTTCTGTCCGGATACTTCTTTTTGTCAACCATGATTTCATGGCGTTCCGGATTCCAATCGTCCCAAAGTTTACAACGGTCGGGAAGTTCAGTTTTCCTACCTTTCTTCAGGTAGTTTATCTTCTGCCCGATGTCAGGGAGTGCTAATATTTTTTCTAAATTCAATGGCATAATCTATAATTTTAGTGAGTAAATATTCCTGTTAAATCTTTCGGTTTCTGAATCTTGCCAAGAAGTTCACCAAGCACATAGTAACGAGCAGCATCCATTCCGTGATTGTCGTGGTCTTCCGGCTCGTTGATATAGTTTCCGTCCTTATCCTTTGCCCAAACATACTTTCTTGCCTCTCTCTGCAAGTTGTATGAGCGTTTGGTTATGTACATCTCATACTCTTTCATCTTGTCTATACCAGCATTGATAGAACCTGCGCCCTTTTCTACGGCGTATATCTTAATACCTCCGTTATGTATCTCTTGAATTAAACGCGGGTCTGCACTATCAGCAATTACCTTCAATCCCCATAGGCGAAGAGTTTTGATAATGTCGGAAGAAAGAAGCCCGGTTCTATAATCCACTTCATCAAGATATAGACGATTATCAATAATTCCACATCTAACAGCCGCTGTTGGGTCATGGGTGAATCCAAAGTCTAGTCCAAGTCCAACTTTTTTACAACCTTGAGGAAACTCATCAACAATACCCCACTTCTTGAACACCGCACCTTCCGCAACATCAGCCCAGCGACCAATAACCACATGAGCATACTTTTCGGGGTTGTTCACCTTCATGTCCTCGACCTCTTTCAAAAACTCCGGGGAAAGGTTCTCCAAGTTATCCAAGTAGGTGGTATGGATATGAAGTACATTCGGGTGAGTGGAGATTTGAACCTGTACACCGTCAATCTCTACCAGCTTGTGAGTTTTCTCAATGTATTTCTTGTAGATGAAGTGATTGGAATCGCATGGGTTCATTATAATGATAATCCGGTTCTGAATACCCTTCTTGCGAATGGAGAGCATTATCTTGTCGAACTCATCTTCGCTTGTCCACTCTTCCGCTTCATCGCAGACGAAAGTCGTAATGCCTTGAATGGATTTCAGTTTTGCAGTCTGGTTCCCGGAAGAAGTCTTGATACCCCGGAACATGATACGGCTCTTAGTCATTTTGTTGACTATATCTGTCTTGGTAGTCTTGAAATACTTCGTTGTTCCGTCAAGGTCTATCTTTTCCATCATTTCCGGGATGATAGACATACCAGCGGAAACCATTGTGTAACGGGTGTAAAGAATCTGATGAACAATTTTCTCTACGGGAGTCATTTCAAAGGTCAACCGCTCAATGAAAGTGGAAGCGTTGAAAGATTTACCCGAACCACGCCCACCGGTGATAAGGATAATGAATTTCTCCGTATCGGTGTATAGTGGATGATATATTTCTTGAGGTACTATCATTTCAGCTTGTCTTTTATCCATGAATCAATGCTGATACCGTGTTCTATATCAGTAGGAATGTCTGCATCTTCATCCTGCTTGCGTTCAACCTTTCTCCAATCTTCATCATAATGGTACAGCCAAACAGACTGTGCTTGTAAACTTGGAGCCAACTCACCTTCTACGATTTGAACTTCTTCCTCTCCGGTTAGATTACCATCTCTGTCTTTTATCTTTCTGATAGTAGTATTCTTAGTCTTAACACCTCCAAGAGCCATAGCAAGAAATTTGGCACGCACAAGCGAGTTTAAGGCACAACGCGCACGCGACAATACTTCCGATAATTCGGGGTAGCGGCTTTTCTTCTCACAGAAAGTTTGCGGTAAAATTCCGACTGCATGAGCGATTTCCTTATCAGTGAATCCCTTTTTGGCATACGATTCAACGAGTGAAAGAAAGTCCTCGCTTGTATAATCAAACTTGGGCTTTCTTCCTCCTTTACCTTTTTTGTTTTGAGATTCACTGTTACTCATATCAATCATCCATTATTATTACCCATATATATGCGGCGAGAAACAGGCTTATTTCCATAGATATTAATTCCTCTTTTTGAGAAATAGCTATCTATTCTTATACCATATCTTTCCATTATGGATTTTGTTCTGTCTCTTATGCTCCTTTGTCTATCTGTACCAAGTCCGTATTGCCTTCCGGCATTATACATTATTCGTCTGGACTGTTGATATAGCTGACTATATGTTTTCTTTCTAACTCGGCTTTCCTCCCTAAAAATCAATCAATTCTTTCTACTTGTTCATCAAAAACTTCTCCCTTTATAAACTTCATATCTGGTTCATACCCGAACCTTTCGCAGAAAGCGGCTTTAGCTTCATAGGTATCGAAGGACAACATCACATAGGCATCCATGTTCTCAGCTTGCTTCTGTGCGTTTTCTTTCACCTGATGCTTGACCTCTTTCATGTGGGCTACCTTTTCAGCACGTTCCAACTGTTTGGCGGCTTTATCGGCTTCTTTCTGTTCTGTTACAGGCGACATCATGCTTTCCAGTTCGTCAGCAATGAAGCTTTCTTCTTTGGTCTGCAAAAGGAAATCAACCCCAATCATATTCAAGTCGGCATCCGTCAATCCTGCATCTTTCCAGTCAATATCAGGAACAATACGGGCAAGAGCGTCAAAATCCCAAGAACCTTGTGCATTAGGGTTGTTCATTAGAATATTCAACTCCTTTTCCTGCTGTTCGTCCACGTCTATGACATCGACACGAATGCGGTAGTCGTTATCGGGAAACTTTTGCAATTCGTCCATGACAGACAAACGCTGGTGCCCGCTAACTACGGTAAGCCCGGTACGCTTATTCACAACTATTCCACCTACCAATCCGAATTTCTTGATACCACGCTTTAATGCTTTGCGTGATTCATCGGAAAGTTTTCTCGGATTGTAGTCTGCAAAACGAATGGCAGAACGGTTAAGTTCTACCGATTCACTCTTGATATATTTACTTAGTTCCATACATATTACTTTTGTTGATTATGATACTCCCAAAGTACTCTTTCAGCCATCGGGAAAGTTTTGTAAATTCTCTGTAAGTCCTGTGGATAGTTCTTCTCCATCCAAAGCATACAATCAAGATTGAAGCCTACTCCCGAACTGGCTTTCAATGAATACCGAACTGGTTCGGGTAAATTATGCTGCCTCATATAAGCAAGAATATCCTTTTGTGTCCAATCAGCTAAAGGATAAACCATACCGTTATTCTCGTAGTCGTTTACCTCATACCCTTTCAACATAAGTCTACGATTCATACCGTCAGCTTTTTTCATGCCCAAGAATGTATAATAAACTCCATGAGTAAGTTGCATAGCCTTTACCACATCTGCCAACTTCAACAGCTTTACTTTCGGATTTGGCACACAATACATACCGCCACGGAGAATATAAGTGAGATTCCAATGTGGTACTTGAACAAACTCTATTTTCGGATATTTGGCTTTAGTCCAGTTTATCCAACGGTTAATATGTTCCAAATTCTTAACGAAATACATGAACACGCAAACAATCCGGTCAAACTTCGGATAGACTAAATCAAGCAGAACAAGCGAATCTTTACCAAGTGATAAAAACAGTAAAGCCTCATTCGATTTTACCCGAATGAGGTCTATATATTGACTCGCTTGTTCTACTTTGTTCATAGCTAGCCACCACTTAAACCAAATGAAGTACGAAGATCACTGTAACGCTGTCTGCGTGATCCTAACTGTGTGGCACTTGCTGTACCTCTACGATTGGCAACCAATCTACCACCTGCCCCTGCACCATTCATATTTCTGCGAGGCCCGGCTACTCTGTTAATTCTTCTTGCGACTCTGCTTTCTAATTTTAAAAGTTAAACAAATCAATCTATATATTTCTCTAATATCTTGCCCAAAGTATAATCCATTTGTGCGGCAAGATATTCTTCGCCTTGATGTTCGTAAACAATATCATTACCGTTTTCATCTGTGAGAATAACAGCTTCTGCTGCTTTCACTTCAACGATAATATAAGGACGTTTACCTGTATATGCACCTGTCAGAAGCTTGATTGCATCGTACTTGATAGGCTTTAATTCTATTTCACCATCTTCAGGCAGTTCTGCATCAGCCGGATATTCTTTACCGCCACATAGGTAAGTGATATATTTCTTAGCGTTAGTTGGTCTGATTTCACGGTATTCGTGGGTTTTCTTGCCTGCCAAGATTTCATCGAAATACTTCTGTTTGATGCTTAATGTAAGAATGTTCATAATCGTGTCAAATTTAAATTAATACTCAATAGTTGCGGGGGGCTGAATCGAACAACCGACCTTCACCAAGTCAAAGTGAAAAGCTACCACTGCTACACCCCGCGATAGTACCCCAAAGGTACTACCATAACCAAAGATAACGAAATATCTTCAATCGTTATACACGACAATCGGCTTATTGTCGTGAACTAAGCCATTTGTCCCGTCTTTCTCTGCATGCCTCTAAGGTAGGCGCACAACAAGCAAAGAGTTCACCACTTTCAGTACGGTAATCGTACTGGTACATTCTCACTCTCTTTCTGCCTAACTTCGTTGTGTAGGTAGTGTAATTCTCTTTACCGGGCTGGCATACGCTGCAACCTCTTTCGTCGTTAATTGAGTTCATAATTAAATCCCCATTTTACTAATTATTTTCTGACTGATTTTTTCTGCAACCATAGTTTTCAGCTCTTCAATATCAAGAAGGGACACAATGATATTTGCATCAAATTCTTTGGCTACATTCTTTGCAACTGCTCTAACAAATGTGCCGTCTTGTATTGATTTGCTTACGCTTTTGCCTATTCTTCTTGTTACTTCTGCATTTACTATCTGCTCAATATTGAGGCTTTTTACAGCATCACTGACAGCTTTAGACATTGCATTATTCAATGTCACACTGTCTACATCAAGTTCTAACGTACAATTACCTTTCATTTATAATCTATATTTAATGTTTCACATTCAATCTTTCTTCACTCGTATAAGCCACTACAAGCCCTGTTTCATCATGCCGTATCGTGACATACTTCTCGCCTCTCTCTATGGTAGAAAAGTCGTATGGTGTACATAGCTTACCCAATACTTTGCCCAGTTGTTTCATCAGTGGGGCTTCAGGGCTGATAACTAAAACTAAATCTGCTTTCATAATCGTGTATATTGTGGCAGCTCGAAAGCTACCGGATTAAAACTTAGAACTTCTCGATTTTGAGATTGTCGTTAATGATAAACATACGTCCACACTCTAAAATCACATGTGTCCCTGTAATTCGCTTGATTACTCTTACTACATCATCGTGCGATATGCGTGGCGTACCGTCTGAATGGCAACCATTAGCCAAATCACCTGATACTCTATATCTCAAACCTACTGTAACTTCATTTACGTTCATAATCTTCTATATTGCGCAGGGCTTTCGCCCTGCTGGTTAAACTTATAATATTGTAATCTCTTTATTGCCTATCTCTGTATCTACATTCAGAACCTCGTACTTTTGAGCCTTGTAGTTATAAACGACTTCACAAGTATTGAAACCTCTACCATCTTCTCTTTGGTCATAAACAGTATTTATATGCTGATACATTTTATTGCCTAACATGAAGTTTATTTTACCTGATGTACAGAAGTAAAATGCTACTGCATACTTCAATGTTTTCTTTTCATCAACCTTCTTTGTTGCCATGATCGTATATCTTTTAATTGTTATTACTTCGTTTCTGATGATGCAAAGGTAAAACTATATTTTTACTTCACAAAGAAAAAGTCATTTTTATTTTGACTTTAACCTTTATTAGTACATATATAGTTTTACCGCAATATATAATGAAGTATATTTGCATTTAAAATAAGTAACCATGAAACTAAGAATCAAAGAAGCAATAAAAGAACAGGGTTTTACCGTTCAATCTGTAGCAGATAAGATTGGAAAATCAAAGCAATCACTCCACGGTATTATAGAAAAAGGCAATCCTACAATAAACACATTGTCTGATATTGCCGATGCTATCAACGTTCCTATAAATAGACTGTATGAAGAAGTAACCGGAGAAGGTGAACTCACCGCCCTTATCCAGTACAAAGGAGACTTTTACAAAGCCAGTACCATAGAAGAACTGGAACAAATTGTAGAGAAAATTAGAATAGAGAAAGGAGAATAGGTATGGATTGGATAGATACAAATTCACTTATTAGTATTTGTACTTTCGCTATAGGATTAACCCAATTTTTATTTTGGAGATACATAGCCAAACAGAAATCTTATGAAACTGAAAAAGGAAAAAATCTTGCCACTAAAGAAGATATAGGAGAAATCACTAAAGAAATTGAATCTGTAAAAAATACCTTTACTATTGAAACAGAAAAATTGAAAGCTAAATTAACATTATTCACAAATGTACAATATGGAATCATTTCAGAAGAAAGAAACGCAATCATAGAATTTGTAAAAAGTTTGTATAATTTGGAAAGCTCTATATTTAAAACTCCTACGAAAATTACCGATAATAAAGCTATAGAACGAGAAATGGAGAATATGGACAATGCTCATTATGCCCTGAAATGCGCTCAAGCTCTTTTTAATCTTTACATAGAAGATGATGAACTTAAAATAGAAGCTATAAATTTAATAAAATACACTGTAAATCAAATATATATACTACAAAATGCCTATGGGGAAATAATGATAAAAAATATAGAAATTGAGTTAAGAAGAAAAGAGGTATACGAAAATACAACAGCCAAGAGAGATATAATGAAAAAAGTTTTTCAAGAAAGACAGGAAATATATACTAACGCTCGCGAAAAAACTACAAATTTGTATTCTTCATATATAAAAGACCGCGCTATTTTTGAAAACAAATGTAGAACTCGAATATATAAATTATTAGAGCCGGAGCACTAAACTCCGGCTTTATTGCAACCATACAAATCTACTAAAATGAAAGCAAGTCACAACTAATTGATTAGCCCTTTGATCTTTAACCGATTTACGATTTCGGTATAAAGATACTCTATATCCCCGCTGAAATCCCCATAGTTCTGATAGAGAAACACGACATCAGCGCAGTTGTCGGAAATTGTACTCTTGGACTGAACCCCAAGTACCCTTGACATCTCTTCGCGTAACCCAGCTGTCATTTTCCCACCGGCAAGCGAACTTGGAGAAAACAGGTACAGGATAATGAAGATGAACTTCTTCCGCTGGGTAACACTATCAATACAAGGGGGAAGACTTCTGCTATTCAATAGCTCAACGAAGATTTTATAGATATCCCTAATAAGGCTTTTATCTCTCAAAATTGGTGAAGCTAAGGTATTTTCTTCTTCTGAAAGTTCTGATTTCTCAATTCTAATCTTTTTAAGGCGAATTATTTTGTTAAAATCCAGTTCCATAACACGATTATTTTAAAAGTAAATAGTATATTTGCATCATAATCGTGTAAGGAAGAGCTGATTCATGGTCGTGCGTGGGTTGGCTCTTTTTCATTCTCCCCCATTCGTGCTGACGAATGGTTTCTTTTCCAAATCATAGCAGGTGATATATACCCGTTTCCCATTGACATCACATAGAGCAAGGGCATATCCTTTCTCTAGTATTTTAACCGGCTGATTGTCGCAATAGACAGTACTTCCAACCGGAACTCTTATAAAATGACGTACTATCATTTGATTATCTTTAGCTTGTTATACCAGCGTGAAGAAAAAGGGAACCACCCGATTAGGAATGATTCCCCGAAAATAGTTACTTTATATAGTTTGCTCATGGCTATTTCTTTTTCAAATTAGACATCACACATTTAATCACTTCATAAATGAAAATAGCAAGAAAAATAGTAGTCCATGGATATTGGTTTATCAGTTCATAAAAATCTCTCATAGTTTTACCTCCTTCCACTCACTTTCTATAATCACATGTTCACACTTATTACACCTATGCAAATAAGTTGGGAATGGTGCCGTTGTATAGTCCTCAACAGCTATTTCTATACTGCCACATTCCGGACATTCTATCTTTACCTCTTTGATACCGGGATAATCCCAAAAGGATAATTTGCCTTTCACGTCCTCAATTGGATTTTCGTAGAGAATAGGGTTAGCTAGTACCCAGTTATAAACTCCTTTCTCTGCCCAGATGGAAGGATGGTTTTGTACACAGTCTATTATCTCGACGCTTCCGATTATGGAGCCTGTACAAAAACTAAAATCTTTCCACTCTTTGTTTTCCGGTAATGCCAATAACTGCTCATTGGTAAGTATTGAATCATAGAAATTATCATAATTCAAAGGTTTACCGCTTGAATGAATCAGTACCCTCTGCCCTAAGTATTTCTTAGGGCAGCTCCAAGTACGGTTCTCAATGTCTTTAATACCATGGACTATCAAAGAGGCCCACGGCTGTTTTATGGTTATTGCTTTCATCTTATTATTTTTTACTTATATTTGTGCCAAGTAACTAAATGGTACGCATTGACGTTAAGGTTCAAATCCTTGTTGCTTTTTAATTATTGTTTAATTTTTAATAAATACTTTTATGAAAATAATACCGACAAATACTTGTCGGCTCATTTCAGAACGTATCTCAGAAATTTTCAGAAATTCTCAGAATAAAAAGCCGACAATAATTAAAAACAAATTTGGCTTTAAACTCAATTTAGGAATTATCTCCTTTAGGCTATGCCGAAAGGAAAGCCTTGTTGAATTTTCAACTCAACTGAATTTGGGGATTTTTCAATTTGAGTGGAGTAGAGAATGGAGTAGTTTAAGTGGAAAGAATGCCACTCATTGTGGAGGCGCAGGTTCGACACCTGCTCTCCATTCTTTTTTATCCTACATTTATCAAGTCAAACAATGTGGGTGCGCTGACCTCCATCTCCGCCTCATACAGATATGAAAGACTGTCTTTCCAATAGTCATAATTTAGTTCAGTAGATAATCCCTTACGTTTCAGTCTGATGGCACAATAAGGTACTGTGCCGATACCTCCGAAGGGGTCAAACACCAACTCACCCTTGTTTGAATACCGTTCAATCAGTCTTTCAACGATATCGAGCTGTAAAGGGCAGATGTGGTTCTGCCGTTTCTTCTGTGACTGCTTGGTATTGAGCGTGCGCATACGGGTGACATCATCCCATATCCAATCTTTCTTGCTTACAGGGTCAACGGCCATAAATGTTTTAGGCAGCTTTCCGTATATTTCCAATTCTTCAGCGAATGATACATGTTCCTCGTAGTTATATATATGTTCACGTTCGTAGTTCCTGAACAGATGGCGTATCTTATCTATTCCGGCTCCTTTCATGTCCTCATAGCTCAATAGAGAGTTACCAGAAGATTTCCAACTTGCATGGGCATCTATCTGCCAACGGGCAAGCGAGTATTCACTCTTATTCTTTGTCACCGGCAAATCAGCATAGGCTCGTGAGGTATCAGAAGGCAACTTTCGGAAGAGAAGAACATATTCCGGGCAACCGATACCCATCTTTGAACCGTCCTTGCACATCTCTGTATATCCAAGCCGATAAGTCTGGTTGTTCTCCCTCACCACATCCGTATCCACTGTAATACGCCCCATGTAGCGGAACCCGTGCTTCAGATAATGGAACACTGTCATTTCGCTGAACGGGTCGATGGTGGGCATACCGTCACCCGTAGCGTTGCCGAACAGTACACGGTCCTTTACATGGATGCAGGCCAACCGGCCGGGCTTTAAAATACGCATAAGCTCCGGGGTGAGATAGTCCATCTGCTCAAAGAACTTGCCGTTGTCTTCATTATGCCCGAAGTCGTTGTAGGTAGGCGTATATTCGTAGTGGTTGGAGAACGGGATACTGGTTACAATCAGGTCTACCGAATTATCTTCCATCTTCTGACATTCAAGTACATTGTCATTATTGATAGCTTTCCACAGTTTGCCGGACTTTTCTTCCCTGCTGGCAAACATCCACCGCATCATCTTTTCCTCTGCCTGCAAACCGAACAAACCGTTCTTGCGGACTATATCGGTCATCTTGGCTACCATCTGGCGGTGTTGCGCCCACTTCTGCATGAATGATTTGAATATTTCACCTTCGCTTTCGGCATACACCAAGTAAAGCTCTACGGGATGCTGCTGCATGAAACGGTAGATACGGGCTATCGCTTGGAACTTGTCGTTGAAACGGTAGTCAATAAACATGATTGCCTTGTGGCAGTGGTACTGGAAGTTCAAACCCTCACCAAGCATTTCAGGTTTGGCGGCCAGATATTTCAGACGGCCGTCTTTGAAATCCGCTATCACCCTGTCGGCTTCATCATCATCTTGCGAGCCATACACAGCCTTACATCCGGGAATTGCCTTGCAGAGTGCCTCACGTTCAGCCTCCAAGTCATGCCATAAAAGGAAATGGTCGTCTTTGTTTTCCGGGCGATTGATAATCTCTACCACACGGGCAATCTTTTCCTGCATGTTGTCCCGACGTTCCTTAGCTGCATCAGCAAGGCCTAGAGCAGCCTCACGGAACATTTTCACCTGCCCGTCACGGTCGGCTCCGGCAGTGGAGTTATCCACACTAACCACTTCCTCATGTACACGCAGTTCAGGCAGTTCATATCCTATATCGGGATAACCGAGGTCGGACGGTTTGGTGAGGAACAACGCCCATGTACTTACCCATAACCAGAATTCCTTTTCCTTGTGGGGATAGAGGGTAAGATTGTTCGCTTTCGTGCTGTCACGCTGGAAGAACCTTGTAAGTGCCTGCCCGGTATCCATCACTCCAAGGTAGCCGGCATAGTGTATCAGCTCCTTGTATCTGTTGGGTGACGGTGTGGCTGTTGCGACAAACCTGTACGGAACTTCTGCAAACAGAGGAAGAAACTCCTGATAGGTTTTGGTTCCGAATCCACGTAACACGCTCGCTTCATCCAATGAGGTAACGGTAAAGTAGGAAGGTTCTATTCTTATTCCGTCCTCGCCGTCACGGACACGTTCATAGTTTGTCACCATGATATTGGTCGGACATTGCTTCACCTCCTGCATAGTACGTACATAGGTCACTTTCATACCCAGATGCTTTTCGGCCTGTGTCAGGAACTCCACTACTACACGCTTGGGGCAAACTATCAACCCTTTGCCTCCTGTGCGGTTCAGGATCACCCGCAGTATCTCCAACTGGGTTACGGTTTTCTGCATACCGAAGCTGGAGAATATCGCCCTGCAACCGCCGGAAATAGCCCAACGTACTGTATCTTTCACATGAGGGTATAAATACGGGGAAATTTCTTCCGGTCTGACTTCAAACCCAGTCTGATGGCTGATTGCCATCTTGTCTTTCAAAAATTCTATATAATCTTTCATTATGCTATTCTTTTGTTGATTTCTCCTTTCTAAACAGGTGGCTGAACACATTATCCAAATCCAAGTCTAGATTCAGTTTGGACGGGAAAGATTTAATGTATTCGTACATCTTATAAGCGAGGTTGTCATCATCACCGCATCTGTCAATCAGTGTGAGCAACATGGCGTTCACCATGTCAGAATCATTGCCGAAGTTTTCCTGAGTGGATTCGCTGCAATGATTCACATCACTTTTCAATCTCTTTATCGCGGCTATGGCTGTGTTGAAGTTTCTTTTTGAATCGTGCCGCAATTCAAAGCCTTCCTTCTTGTATTGCTGCTGCATTTCTAGGAGGTTGGTTTCTAAAACGTCCGTGAGGACAAATACGATGTTGGTTATCGTATTCAGTTTGTCTGTTCCTTGCATGATCGTGTATTCTTATTTCTAATTCGAATGAATCCCCTTCGTTCTGTTTCTTCTAACAGTGGAAAGTCTTCATTCTTGATTTCACATTCTGTTTCGTAGTTCACGGAAGTATAACTTGGGATATTGAACTTTTTCCGGATTCTTACGATAACATCCGGATTTCTTGTTACCCAGTAAACGGTTATTCTCATGGTGATATCAGCATTTTTCTAGCTTCCTCATCTCCTGCATCAGCACGGTGCTTGATTTCAATGTACTCAGCATAAGAGATTCTGTTATCTCCACGCTCCTCTATCTCTTCTTCACGTTGGTTTCTGTATCGTTCACGCTCTTTCCGTTCAATATCTTTCCGACGTTCAGAAACGTAGTCCAGCATCGCACTTGTTATTTTCAATGGATCTATTGAACCGTAGAACCGCCCATACTTCCCTGACTTAAACCGTGCTATGAAAAAACAGATTTCAGCGGCATTTATATAATAATACTCCGAAAGGAATATCTCCGATAGTTCAGAAAGTTGCTCTTTCGCTATCTTGGTTGAAACTTCTGCAAAGTCATTCAATGAGCCAAATTGTATCTTTAGCCATTCTATCGGTGTTTCATCCCCATAAGTAGAAGACAATAGCCCTAAACTCGGAATGCTGTCATTCAACGCCAGTTCTGAATGGGTTGCATTACATCTGACAAGTTTGAACTGCAAATCAGGGTTGTAATCAAGAATGAATTGTGCAGGATCGGGATATTTATTCAATAACGCCCTCTGCTTCAAGTTCCTTTCTCTTTTTTGCGGCAGCTTCTCTAACGGTTGTAGCGACTGCAAGAACTGAATCACGTTTTCGCTGCTCGCTATCCTGTTGATTTTTACTAAGTCTTGTTCCATTATAGTTTCCTTCCAATATTTTAGTAAAGTTTGCTTGTTTGAAAATCCAATCAAAGTCGCATTTCCAATTGCGGTCATTAGCTCCAAGTAAGAACGGGGATTGAAGAATGAGATTGAAAACACTCCTCACTGACTCTTTCCCATATTGGGCTATCCGGGCTTTTACAGCCTTTTTTCTCACATCAGTCATTGATCTTATCTGCTGGAGTCTGTCTTTGAATGTGGTATTATAGTATTCCATCAATCCGCTGTAATCAATCTTTTCAGAGGGGGAGGGCGAAGAAAGCTTGGCTTTCTTTGATACTCCGTCAGGAGTATTTTCTTTCTTTTGATGTAGAGATATATCTATATACTCTCTTTCTTCTTTCTTTGTATTTGTGCCCTCTGTGTGCCCTGATTTTTGTAAAAGTTCGGATTGCGGTAGATTGTTGTTCATGGGCTGTGCCCCAAGTTGTGCCCTTAGTTGTGCCCATTCGTGTCTTAATTCATTGATTTCCTTTTCAATACCTGTGTCCTTACTTGTGCCCTTGGTTGTGCCCATTGGATTATATTCTTCATATTTACATAAGGTTATAAGGTTCATTCCTTGATTGCACTCAACAGTTATCATACCTTTCTTTCTAAGATGCACAAGAAAGGAACGCACCTTCTTTTCAGACCATTTCCAACGCTGTGACAGAAATCTTATGGATGCAGGATATTGACCTCTTGAATAAGAGATTTCTCGACCTCCGATACTCTCCTTTCGGGGCGTTACCTCAAATCGTGCAGACTGAATTAAGTCTAACCACGCTTCGCAACTGCTAAAAGTACGGGCTTCATTCCACATTTCATTCGAGAAAAACCTGCGGCTTAGCCTCAAAAATCCTTCTTCCATAGTTTTAGAATCTTACGTTAGTCAACTGCCTGTTATTAGAGTACACTGCCCATTTACCATTTCCACTATCAACAAGGCGAAGATCCTTCACTTCTCCAAATCGTTTTTTGTTTCCACAAAGGTCAACGATCCATCCGGCCTCTTTACTCGGGTGCGGACGGATAGCACGACCGACTATTTGATACCACAGTGCCAAAGACATCGTAGGACGTGCCATGACAATCGTATCCAGTTCTGGGTAATCAAATCCGGTAGTAAGTACGCCGACATTGGCCACGACCGGAATTTCTCCGGCCTTGAATGCCTCAAGAATACTCTCTCGCTCTTTCTTTGGGGTTTCTCCTGAAACGATGGCCGCTCCGGGAATAGACCAGGTAAGGCGTTCAGCTTCTTTCAAAAACCTCATGAAGACCAATATACCTTTTCGTTTTATCCCGCTTTTAGGGTTCATTAGTCTTTGCACAATGCTGACCAGAAACCCGTAAAAATCGATACGCTCATACTCCTTTACGACAGACTTGTCTGTGTAGTCGGCTCCGGTCGTGTTCACCTTCAGATTAAGTTCATTCCATCCTAAAGGGTTCATTTCATAATAATTCAGTTTTGACAGATAACCCATATCCAAAAGGGTGGAAATTTGAACCTGATAAATGACCTCAGAGAATACACAAGGCCGGGTCCGGGTGATAAACTTCAACATACTGCCAAAATCCCTGCTTGATGAAAGACGGTAAGGTGTAGCCGTCAATCCAAGCACCTTGCACTTCAGCATAGAAAGAAATGATTTATACATTCCTTCTTTCGGGTTAACCAGATGGCATTCATCTATAATTATATTCTTGAAATGCTGAAAAAGCTCAGGATGATTGACAACACTACCAATCGTAGCGAATGTTATTCTTGAAATCTCTTTCCGCCCAAATGATGCGGAATATATGGAACAGTCCAGAATACCATACGAACAGAGCTTCAGATAGTTCTGTTCGAGTATTTCCTTGCTAGGTTGAAATACCAGCGTATGCCCTTCAAGGCGGCTAGCAATATCGGCTATTACCAGACTCTTCCCTGCCCCAGTCGGCAGCACCATGATGGCATTGTTCTTCTTGGCTTTGTTGGCAAAGAAATTTACCGCTGCATCACTAGTCTTTTGTTGATAATCACGTAGCTTGTACATATTTCTCGTTGTCTTTTACGATAATCGGTTCGTCCTCACTCAAACGGTTTAAAAAAGAAAGCACAATGTATGCTTGTTCCTTATTCATCCCAACGGGAGAAAATGATCCATCCTCGTTTTTTACCATCATTACGAATGTTCCGGGCTTTAATTCATTCATAGTCCTTTCTCCTTACCCAACTTATCTCCCAAAGCCTTATAATACTTTGTGAGTTCCATTAACTCTAAATCACTCCATTTCTTTGTTTGTCCGGCCTTCCATGCCAGCTTATCGAAACGTTGCTGACCGATTTTGACCTTCAAGTTCTTTTCATATTGTATCAGATGGTCAGCACTGAATCGGTTGCACGCCCGGCATTCTGCGTGGGCGTTGTCCTCGTCAAAGCGTGTGGCCATGTGGCGGCGCGAATGGAAGTGTCCGCAATCGGCCTGTGCGTATGGCTTTATCTGGCCGCATGAGATACAACGGAAATACCCGTTTGGCATACAATCACGAAGCCGGATATAGCGGCTGAAAACTTTGTCGAGTTTGGCCACTAAATCCGGCTTCTTCTTAATCTTGATACCTGCCTTGTCAAATAACGGCAAAGGCTTTTCTTTCTTCTTTTTTGGTTTCTTGATATAATACGGCATTATTTGAATCCCCATTCTTTTATGTAATCAATATTCTTTGGAAATCCATCTACTTGTTGAGGACTTAAAAATATCTTTTCACTTTTTAATGGAGTGCCTCCCCATACAGTAGCAGGACATTCTTCATATTCTTCTTTAGAAACTTCACTTACATTAAAATTGGGTTGGAAACCATATCCCATTACGCTTTCCCCTAAGTAAGTACCAAACTTCTTCAAAGCCCATTGAAATGCGATTTCCTTACTGAACAATCCATTTTTAGAAAGGACTGCTGCATATATTTTATGCATATAGTTTCCTGTTTCAGTTAAATCAGGGTGGCAACGGATGCAGAAATAGGAAATATTTCGCAAAATCTCTTTCACATACTTTTCATGCTTCTTGCATTCTTCTTCTGTAAGAAACTCTTTTCCATCATTAGCGATGTAAACGATTTTAGTTACTTTTTTTGTTTCCATATTCTTCTATTATTGGTTTACATAGTTCAACAACTCGCTTACAGTCTTCCACATCAAACATACCTATGTGACAAACTTCACGTGGTACCCCTAATTGAATGGATAGCCACAAATAAGCCTTATTCCTATTCGATGTATTTGGGATATGCTTCTTCCAAATCTTGTTTATAAGATTGGTCTTGGCGATCTGGTCAAAATAGAAATGGGCTTCTTTCTTGGCTTCCCTCAGTTCTGCATTTGCCAAACGCCCTAATGCTTGGTCTGTCCCTTTATGTACACCTACATAAGCCCTACAATCCCGACAGAGATAAATCATGCCGTATGAACGCCCGTAGATTACAGAACTATCTACAAATTCAGTTGGTTTGCCACAATAAGGACAAATCTTACCAGTAAGTAATTCATCCATTATCTCAAAGCATTTATAACGTCTCCAATATCTTCGCAATCAGTAATATCTTTAAAAGAGATATAGCAATTATCACAACCATAGCCATCACCTGAAGGACTATTATCTACAATGGTGTTTATTTCTTCAAGATTATCCTCTTTGATTGCTTTTACAACAGTATTTAATCGTTTAATAACAGCATTCTTCAATGCCTCCTTGTAGCGTTTTTTAATTATCCTACTTACTTCTTCATCTTTCATTCCAGACTCTTTCAAACAGCAGAATAATTCATTTCTAAAATCCTTATCAAAAATCTTTTCCATATAATTATATTTTAGTTTGTGGTACCGGCAGGGCTCGAACCTGCATGATAGGTGTTTTGATTGAAAATCCATATCCTCCCATTTACGAACCTATCTCGAAAGTCTACATAGCGTCTACCAATTCCGCCACGATACCATTGAGTCCGCAGTTCCGACACGGTGCCATTGGCGTAACCCCGGCTAGGCTTGCGGACAATACTATGAAAAACACACTCAGAGCACTATGTATGTGCGTGGGCGCAACGGGAATCGAACCCGCATAAACCTTTGCGCCCTATAAGACCATTCAAGGTAGGCTCATTCAAAATTAAAATCGTCAAATTCGTATTCATCCGGTTCTTCCGGATAATCGTTCCCCCAGTCCATAATCAATCAGACTGTGGTGGGACGTACCAGTCGGGTATGTATTCCATAATCAATCAGATTTCGATGATTACGATGTCAGGTGCAACACCTTTGATTGCTTCAATCTGTTCGTCAATCACCTTGTTTTTGTATTCTTCAATGGCCTCGTTGGCCCCGGCGGACACGAGAGAAAGGGAAACGTCTCGGCCATCTACATCTGCATAGATTTCAACCTCGATTTCTTCACAGGCAAATCCTTTGAACAGGGGGATATTCAGTTTGAAAGATTTCGGAAGATTAGAATCAACAACCTGAGAATAATTGTCCGTCTTGCTTCCGTTTTCTTCCTTGCTGCGTTCGATGTCCTGATTAACTTTTGCCTTGAAGTTCTTCAAAGTAGAAACCAGCATCATATTTTCAGATTTATCCTTGAAGAAAGCACGGTGCATCTTGAAGAATTGGGATAATTTAATAGGTTCCCATTTCTTGTCGGTGTTGATACCGAACTCCAGCATTTCCTTGGAAGCTTGTAATACTCCACTAATTTCAGTCTGATAGTAGTTGGTTTCATCAATAGTCAGAGCCAGTCCCATCTTGTCACGGTTTACGATGATATTGGCCGATTTCTGATTGATCAGTTCGACACGCTTCTCCAGCCATCTGTAAGGTGCATCAATAGTTCCACTGATAATCACTCTTTCCGGTTCTTTCGGGTCAAGTGCTACGGGTGCTTTACCTTCACGTAATACTACTTCGATTGGCGTACCGTTATAATCCTTCGGTACTACCAGGTTGATTTTGTTTTCACTCATGATTCTGTTCCTGTTTTACGGTTAATACTGAATACTGTCTTTTGCATCTCCTGTGGCATAATGGGACGGCTATAAACCAGTTCGCCCAGCTTGTTGTAGAATCCTGCCATCTTTTCCTCGTGATAGAGGATTTTGGCACATTCTTCATTTTCTACAAACTCAGAACCTCTCTTAATGTGGTCCAAAAGTTCCTGCTTTTCTTCGTTCAAAGGTTTCAGACGTTCTTTGAACTCGTCCATAGCCTCTTTCTTTTCTATCTCAATATCATTGATGGTGATTGATACTTCAGCTAATGTTTCTTTCTTTTGCGCCAATTCTTCGGGTGTGAATCGGTGAGTATAACCGATTTTCTCCACTGCATCGGCATTGTCCTGAAGAAACTGCCATCGTTCCTGTTCAGGAATGTCTTGTCCTAAAAATTTGTCCATATTATCTATAACTTATTTTGCCAAACTCATTGTAAACCTTTCTTGCAGTACCCATAGTATTATAAACTGGAATATAGCTTCTTTGAGAGGCTTTCTCTATTTGGTGAATACCGCTGGATTTAGGGTTGATTGATTTTTCAGGATGAAAGAATCTTGCTACATCTTGGGGAAATTTTCTTTTCTTCATAATCTCAATTTTTAAATAAATTCATTATTACGTTCAATTTCTTGTTGTGCGTAGATAAGCATCTGTTGTTCGTTAGCGGCAGGCAAATAGATACCTGCCACAGATGCGCTCCAGTTTCGGAAACGGTCAATACTCAAGGTCATTTCACCTGTTGTCAGCTCGGCAGAACTTCTTAAGTAAGTTACTTCCTTACCTTTCTTGTTGACCGTCTTTCTCTCAAACAAATCACGGTTGCAAGTCCTCTTATAAAAATCAATTTTTGCTTCGTCGAGACTGCAACCGTACTCACTACCGAAATACCCTAAAAGAAGATGCAAGTAGCTGTTTTGGGCAAGCGTGCGGTTAGGTAGTTTCTTTTTCACTTCCACAATAGCCTTTTGCTTATATAATTGATTTACATACTCTTTAAACCTATCATGTTCAAAAGAATTATTTAGGTTAAATATCATATTTATACCTCCATATATAATTATATGCACTTTTAATATGTCCTCGACAACATTGAGATATAGTTTTAAGATTATAGCCATTTTTTAATGCCGCAATCGTTGCAGATGGATACTGATTTAATAAATTTCCACTCCTATCATACTGCAATACTACCTTCTGTTGAGATTCTGCTTGTTTCTTTCTACCGCTACCATAATTTGTATTATAGGCACAAGAGCACCATTCCAAATTAGAAACCATATTATTCTTCTTATTTTCATCTATATGATTAATTACAGGTAAATTAAATGGATTAGGTAGAAAGGCTTCGGCAACAAGTCGATGAATATTTTTCTGTTTTAGTTTATTTTCTTTCGATAAACTTACAGATAAATATCCATTTCTTACAACTTGCTTTAACATACGACCTTTGTATATCCTTTGTTTTCCTTTATACCTATATCCAACAGTTCTATCAACTGAACGTATCTGACCATAATTAGACACTTGGTATAACTCTTCATATCCTTTTACATCTTTCCAAATTTCTTCCATATATTCATTCTTCAAGTCGAAAATCATACGCTAAAATGGCAAATCGTCCTTGGGATTACCATTCGCATCAACAGGAGGCGGAAAATCCGGCAGTTGTTGATAGGTAGACTGTGGCGTCGGCTGCTGAACAGGCTGTTGTGCAGGTGCAGTTTGGGGAGGTTGTGATACACCACCACGTGCCTCTATCTTATAACATCGAATGGATGCCATACGTTTAAGTTCTCCATCCAAGTTCGTCCACGAACGACCTTGTAAGACAAATGATACAGTAACAACATCACCCTGATTAAAGCGGTCAAGTTCTGCACACTTATCGCCTGAAAACTCTAAGGGAATAATGTTTTCATACTCGCTACGCTCTCCCGTATAAGGGTCGTAAGTAGTAGCATCTAAAATAAACTCCCGTTTTGTAAATGAGGAACCACCGTTTTTGGATGGTATTTGAACGGTTTGTCCAATTTCGATTATCCGTCCGGTTATTTGGTTTGCCATTAATTTTCTCCTCCAAAAATCTTTTTATCGGTTATAAGTTCTCTGTTTTCTTCCAAGAACCGGATAAACTCCTCACAATGATTAGTAAGAATAGGAATATCACGTTCAGGATTGAAAACGTATGTTTCTGTATAGGTATCTACCACATAACCGCCTTTGTTGAACTCTACAATGTTATACTCAAATATCCGTACATCAGACCCATTCTGCATAAGAGCATAAGGATAAACTAAATGCTGGTGGTGATCTTTGAACTTTCCCACGGTATAACTACCGGTTGTTTTGATGTCGTGAACACTGGTAGGCATCAGTTCGTCAATCAGACCATAAACCAATACACTACCGTATGCAGTAGGCAAGATGGCTTCTACTCTTTGTTGGGTTAATGCTCCTTTGTAGTAGTTGGCAAACTCGCGGCAAAGGTCAATGTGAAAAGTGAAAGTGCGATTGTTGTAAACAGCTTTTATCCCGTAAAGTTTTCCGTCATCGTGATATGCCTTGCTAATTTCCATTATAGAAGATTTACGGTTCTCAATCATACAATCAATGATTTCATTGAAAGCCGTACCACGGTCTGCCGCTTCGCTATCGAATGGCTTGCGGTTAATCCGGTCTATCAGTTCTTGAAACTGTTGTTCGTGAAATTCTTCGGGAGTATGGGGTGGATTTTCTGACCACCCCCAGTACTTATCCCAAATCACATCACTATTCAGATATGCCCCAAAGGCATCAAGAAGCGTTGCGTAAATACGATATTTAGGCTGCTGGTTCATATTTCTTTTCTGAATTAAGTTTCAGATTCAAAGACTTCGCTTTGTTAGCTACCAACTTTGCCGCCATTTGCTTTGAAGAACCAACGTGCTCAAAGTTATCTATTTGCGCGATAAAATTATTGGCAGATTCCGCATCCGTAATAAGTTCGATCTGTTCTTTTATCTCTTCAATAACTTTATCATACTTTTCCTGTGCCTCTTTCTTGGCAGCAAGCATACCCAAATACGAATTGATTATCTTGGCGGTGATAAAGTCGTTCTTTGCGGTTGGATTACCATTCTTGTCAAGGATGGTAGGAACTTCCATCACTGAAGGAAGATTGCAAGTATTCTTACCGTCATTTCTTGAAGTTGGGTCAAAAGTGATAGTACGTCTTTGGACGCCTCTTTCGCTTTTCATTTCAAGATAACCGAGCAAATCCAGTTCAGTAACGATAGAGTTGTAGGATTTTTCACGCAAGGCAGGGATAAACACCGTATCATCACCTTCTTTTCTTGTGTCGCGATGGGCAACGAAAATGATGTGCTTGTTAAGCCCCGAAAGTGTTCGTGTCATCCATGAAAACTCTGCATTGATACCGCTCCAATCACGGATGGACGGCTGGCGGGTTCCACACTTGTGAGTAATGATGAAGTCCATCATCTTGCCGATGGTATCTACTACAATGGTCTGATAAGCGGACAAGTCCTCTTGAAGAACTTGCTGAACATCGCTCCATGAAGTGACCTGTACCGTGTCTATATTCTCCAAGTGCGCCATGTTCATGCGCTTCACGCCGTTATCGAAGTCCAACAGCAGCGGTTTCGGTGCGCTCAATGCTACCGTACTCTTTCCCATTCCGGCTTGACCGTAAATCATCATCTTCACGGTGGTCGGGATAACTAATTCATTACTTTTCTTAATCAGTGACATAATCGTAAATTTTATAGGGTTATTTGTTCAGATATTTACTCATTTTAAAAGCATTAATAGCGGATTGTATCTCGAACTTGGAATATATGATAGGAGAATTTCTGGATGAGCCTTTTCTTTTCTTATGCACCAATCCTTCTTTCTCTAACTTTTCCAAAAAGTTAGGTTCATACCCAAGTGTCTTTAACCATCTGAACGCTTCTCTTTGCTTGATTTCATCAGATACAGGAGACCGTTTCTTCTCACTGGCAGCTGCACCAAGCTCCGCCATGTCCATGCAGATATTTTTAAATTCAAATAATTCAAGTCTTACCTCCATACCGTCCAGTTCTTTCAATTCGTTCAACTCTCGTTCTTCGTCCCCTTCTCATATCGCCCTGTTCGTGATAGAGCGAAAAAGAAAAGATGCACAACAGGCAGAAAGCAACAGCCGACCTAATAGTAGGTGAAAAGTCCATCGTGAACTTCATACCAGCTATTCTCTCATATAGCATGGTTGCCAGTTCTCTGCCGTTCCTTACGTTCAAAATCTCAAAAGCTCTTTGCAGTTGGTTGTTTATCGTGCTGACCGCTCGGCATTTGAGGTTTGCAATTTCTTTTTTCTCATACCCTTGTGCATACATTCGTGCCGTAATCTCGCATTCAGGTGTAAGTTCATTAAAAACTCTCTTCATAATCGTGTAAGTCAGCTGATTAATAATTGCGAATAACCTCAATATATCCGGCTTCCCTGTTAGTGTCCACCGAATACAAAGTTTGCTTCTTGTCTATTATCCGATCAATCCTTGCCAGCCTGTTAAGATCAGCGGTACACCTGCGAAGCTGTCCGGCAAGTTTGTCGCTAAAGTCAAAGCTGATTCTGTCATTCTTCTTTTTCAGCTTTTTCTTGATTTCTGTTCTTTCTTTCAGTTCTTTTGCCATAAGAGTAAAATTTAATTAATGATTCGTGGATGGTAAGGGAATCGAACCCCTCTCAATCGTGCCAATTGTTTGCGCAACACGAAGCTCTAACCGATAAGCTAACCATCCGATTAAAAAAGGTGCACTATCCTCACGGACGGCACACCCAGTACAAACACAATATAAAACACGAATATCTAATCTATTATCAGAACAATGCTTTTAACCGCGTTCTTGAAATGATCAAACTTCCGGTTCAAATCACTCCAAGATTTATACCATGTATTTTTCTCTTCAGCTAATTTCTCGTTAGCCTCTTCCAGTTCCTGCACACGCCTTACTAAATCTTCATGCGTCATGCCTCTTAATTCTTCCACTGTCATAACCGTATAAATTTAAAATGTCGTTAAAAAGGTAGGAGTCGAACCTACTTCTTGTAAGCTAAATGAATATATAAATTAGAATATAAGTTAATACCAACAATTAATCGCTTACACGCATTCCAACAATGCTACTTCATAAATTACCGCCCAGCTGGTTTACAAGGTGATTGTGCACTCATCCCCATGCGCCTTGTGCCGGATTATAGGACTACCTTTTAGCGGTCTGTTTTAAGTTCTCTATAAGTTATTCTCATGAGCGACACACACCCTACACATATAACACTCATTATAGTGATAGAGAATATTTTCATAGGACTGTAAGTAGTAATAGCCCCGTAAAGCATACCGGCAGCACATATACTAACCAATATAGATAAAACGAATTGGATTGTTTTCATAATCGTATAAATTTAAATAAGTATCTGTACCCTAATCGAATAGCAGAACCTTATTTCAGTTCAGTACAGACTATAAGACCTTTCAGCGATACTTGTGCCTAACCAAGCTACTCACCACGCTAAAGACAAATTGGCGTGCTGAAAGTAAAAATCATTTCAACTTCGTGGCTTTACCACCATCAGACATATACAACCATTCGCCCATTGTCGGCTTATCCTCGGTTGCTATCGGTGTCAATTCCGTTCCACTTGCACCCACCACTATCCACCATCACTGGCTTCGCTTACGTGCCTTCGCAGAAATATATCTTTTTATCGTATCAATATGTCAAAGAACCAATCAATAGTACCCTACCCGATTCTCGCTATCGGTTGCCGTTCAATCCGTCCGTAGGGCTGTCGTGCATTGCATAATCGTGTATTATGCGTATCGGCTGATACCTTGTACCCGGCATAGAGCATCGTAATCCATACCATCATCTTCACAAGTCTCAAAACCTTTTAAGGCATCTTCCAAACTGTCTATCTCATCCGTTATCAACTGGATAGCTTCTTTTTTGCTATCAGCATTGAACATCAGGCAAACAGTCCTTTCATCGTTGTTGTGAGCTGCCTCTAAATCTTTATAAAGGCTATCCAACTGCTGGTTAATCGTGTAAGCATTCATATCCATATCTTTTATGCGATTGACATCAGATTAGCTTTTTTGAAGCATCTGAATTCTTGGCGTTCAGTATCATAGTAAGTCTGGACGGTATCATTCTTCTTTCTATTGTCAGTACCAGTGATGGCAGGCATCAGCTTTTCATTTAGTGTACCGTATGCCTCACGAACAGAACCGTCCACTTTTTTGAAGTAGAACTTCACTATCTTCTTCTTCATCTCACCTTTCAGTTTCAAATTAGCCCAAGCGACCTTCATTGCTTCGCTCATGGTGTAGCCATTACGCTTAACGAACTGCCAAGCAAGGCTCATTACTTCGTGTAAAAATTCTCTTGTTCTCATAATCGTGTATTTTAATATGTTTATACTATTTGAAATCTGAATTAATCTTCGTTTCTTTGTATCAGTTTAATTTGATAATGCAAATATACTATCAATTTTGATATAGTATATCATTTTTGATTATTATTTGTGTTAATAATATCTAATTTGATTAATCTAAAATGATAACATTAAGACAAATAATTAGAAATCAAGGTATTACAAATAAAGTAATAGCTGATGCGTTAGGCATAGAATCTACCAATATAGGTAGATATGATGATTTATCTAAAAGAAGACTATCAGAATTGATAATCATATCTAAAGCCTTGGATATGTCTCTAGGCGATCTTGTCCAACAGGCAATGGCTGATGAGATTGAACTAGGAGATGTTACGATTATCAATAAGCCTAAATATATAGAAAGGATAGATGAAGAAGGCATAATTAATCTATATGACATTGAGGCTGCCGCAAATTTGAAATCTCTTTTGGTGAACAAAGACCAAAACATACTAGGAAAGATAAGTATCCCCAACATACCGAAATGTGACGGTGCTGTATATGTCAAAGGAGATTCTATGTATCCTTTATTGAAATCGGGAGATATTATAGCTTATAAAGAAGTTCCCGTAGAAATCCAACACATTTTTTATGGGGAAATGTATTTGGTTTCAATAGATGTAGAAGGTGAAGAATATCTAACTGTAAAATACATAAATCAATCTGAAAAAGGAGGTGATTGGATTAAGTTGGTAAGTTACAATCAGCACCATCAACCCAAAGATTTTCCTTTGGCATCAGTTAAGGCACTAGCTTTAGTAAAACTAAGCATTAGGATGAATACGATGAAATAAACGCCATGAGTTTCAACCAATACACATGGGACCTATATAAACAGACCACAATCGGAATAGAGATGATAAAATACTTTTCCGATGCGGGAGGATATGTTTTATTCAAGGATTATTGTCCGTACGCTAATTTCATACCAGAAGATTTATATAACGATTGGTTGGAGAATATATATTGCTACGGTGTATCAGATTATGACCATCCCAGCTTATTGGAAGAAGCAAAAGATTTATACATTTCACTTATCACATTAGGCATAAGGGTAGAAGGGCAACAATGGCTTCCTGCTAACGACTTCAAGAATATGCTTGGGATTATCCAGCCGATGTCCTATGTCTTATCACAGTTCGCCCCAGAATATTTCTTTCCGTACCTGTTCCTTTGCCGAATATTCGAGCTGAATAAAATAGCGGATTTCTTTAACATAGACCTCCCCAATATTCCCAAAAGAACTGATTACAAAGGAAGGTGCATGTATTATTGGGAACTTTGCGAGGTGTTTTATTTGTTCAGAAAAGAAAATGGACTATCTCCAGCAGATCTATGGTCTTTCCTATACGACTTCGCACCCAATAATCTCCCAAGCGAGAAAATAGACATGCCCAAACCGTCACAAGTCTGGTTCATTGGCGGCAGGTTATACCAAGAAGATAAATCCTTAGAATCGAAATTCTGGCAGTCAAGCCCTGAAACAAAGAAAGGGGATATTCTTGTTCATTACGAAACGTCCCCAATCAGTGCAATCACTTGCATAGAGATATCGCTTACGGATGGCGTAATAGACCCTCTATTCCGATATTACGGGTGTATCTATATTGGGAATAGAATAAATATTCCTCACATTACTTTGAAAGAACTACAAACTGATGAATATTTTTTCAAACACCCACTTGTTAGAAAAAACTTTCAGGGAGTAAATGGTTGGTCGGTTAACAGTGAGAACTATTCAGAGTTACTTCGGATGATAAAAACAAAAGGATTTGATATAGAGGTTTTGCCAAAATTGTATGCCCCAACCTTGCCCAAAGACGTAATTATAGAGTACGAACATGATGTAGAACAACAATTGCTGGAACCATTGCTTAACTCTATGGGATGGTATGAGAACAAAGACTTCATTCGGCAGTTACCAATCCAAGCAGGGAGAGGACATAGGATATTCCCAGATTATGCGTTACATTATGGCAATAAACCAAATGAGGAAAGGGCAAAAGTGTTGATTGAAGCCAAGCTGTGTATGAGGAATAACAAGGAAAGAGAAGAAGCATATTTGCAAGCGCGCTCATACGCCCGATTACTTAATTCTTCTGTGATTGTTTTATGTGATAAGGATTACCTGATTGTTTATGAGAAAAAAGACAGCTTCGACCGGGACAGATATAAGAAATACCATTGGGGAGAGCTTGAAAATCCCGATTTATTCAACGAATTAAAGAACAAACTAAATATATAAGATTATGAAGAAGATTCTATTTACCATAATAGGCTTGTCAGCACTATTCTGTATGAGTTCCTGCGATGAAGCTGTTTATAAAGGGAGGAAAGTGTATAAAGCATATTTCGATTATACCTTAAAAGACCCTGAATCTTTCAAGGTGTACAGCGAAAAATACACAAAGGATGGAGATTTCACAGTAAATTGGGAACTGGATTATGGGGCTAAAAACTCTCTCGGTGGAATGGTGAGGGAGAAGGCTACGTTTACAACTGTTGGTACTTCGATATTTATAGACGGAAGTAGTTACAGGCTTGATGAATTGAAATGATTTGAAAATTGTTTTAGCAATATTTTAGCAATAACAACTAAAGAACATGATTGGAATCCGGGAAGAGTTAAAAAACAACATAAGCCGGGGATTATGCCCGGCTTTAACATGAAAATCTCCTTTGTTTCAACATTGTTTCAACATCAAACGAAAACGAAAAATATAAATAGGTGACAAACAGCAGATTAAGAAGTAGAAAAAATTAGCCAGATGAGCTAATACCCCGAGAAATAATAACGATGCAAAGATACATAGAAAATCAATAATACAAAGCTTTTGGGAAAGTTTTTTTCATGTGAACAAAAAATTTATTTGCCACTTTTACTCCAAAGAGTTACTGTTGCGTGAAATTGTTAACCAATAGCTGACCAAGTTTAATAGCATAACAAGCGGATAACCCCGATTTGTGACAAGTCGGAGCTATCTAAATCATAAGTTAAAAGTTATTATGAAAAATCATTGTTGTATCAATACTATACCCCATCGGCATAATAACAGTCACAATAGTTACACGAACACCAAAGGGATCCCCACAGAAAGCTTCATTGGGAATACGGTGTATTTAGCTATGAATAACAACTATATGTCAAGAATGGATAGGATCGGAAAAAAGTCATACTGAAGCATCTTAGTAAAAGAACAATCATCGTCCTATCAAGTGCTACCCGGCATTATCTATATCAGTCCGGCAAAAGCATGAAAGGAGAAATATACCGAATATCCTAGAAGAGAAAGAAATATTCATGTCCGCCAATAACAAATCCACCACAAATACAACCAAGGGTTGCTGCTATTAACGGCTACGTACCATTTCAATTACAGCACTGTATTTCACAACTCTATGATTGGCAAGGCAAAAAAAGATGTAAAAATTGCATTAAACCTCCTCTATCGGCTTGGACCAAACTTCCTCTTTCGTTTCTTTACACATTACGGAAATAGTTCCTCCAACAAAATCCTTCACATATCCTTTGCGTTCAGCCAACATATCTTCCGCCATTCTAATGGCCTTAGCCTTATCTTTCAATGAAAATCCTTTATTAGCAAAATCATTACCTTCTTTAAAATATATATCATAAGTTTCCATTGTATCACCTTTTTAAATTTGAGTGGCAAAGATAAAACCTACAATTATTATGCACAAGAGATTTCTTAATTATTTTTCGAATATCGTCAAGAAACAATTTAACTAAAAAAATTCCCGACTTATCACAAGCCGGGAATTCATGTAAAAGCACTATTATAAATATACTAACTATTGCAAAATTTTACCATCTTCACCTAAGAACAATGTCTGTTCATGAGCATCACTTGTCAACACATTAATTTTATAAATACGGCTTCCATCAATGCCATAGGCCATAAAAGCCTGCTTTATCATAGCACCTTCCAGTGCAAGCCTGTCCATCACGGCTTCCGGCACATCATTCATATAGATTTCCGAGAAAACCAACTTCTTAGATTGTTGAGGCTTTTCCACTACCGGAACCTCTACCGGAGCCGCTTGAGCAAAAGAAACAGACACGCCTAAAGTCATCACTAATACCAATGTTACTAATACCTTTTTCAT